GGATCAAAAGTTCAGTCATATAAAATCTCCGAAATTAAACCTGGAGAACAATTCCTACATACCGAAGAAACTGAACTTGAAGAGGGATCCCCAGCATGGCAGAGAAAGGAAGGAAAGAGTGAATCTGGAGGACTTAATGCAAAAGGTGTTGCATCATATCGTGCGGCAAATCCCGGATCTAAACTCAAAACAGCAGTCACAACTAAACCATCCAAGTTAAAGAAAGGATCTAAGGCTTCTAATAGAAGAAAGTCTTTCTGTTCCAGAATGAAAGGTATGAAGGCAAAACTAACTTCTGCTAAGACTGCAAGAGATCCAGATTCAAGAATCAATAAGTCTCTGCGTAAATGGAATTGCTGATGATTTTTGGAGGAAAAATTTATGAGTGAACAATATCTTGGTAATCCTCTATTAAAAAAAGCAAATACTCAACAAGAATTTACAAAAGAACAAGTTGTAGAATTCTATAAATGTGCTGGTGACCCTGTATATTTTGCAAAAAACTATGTAAAAATTGTTTCTCTTGATGAAGGTCTAACTCAATTTAACCCATATGACTTCCAAGAAAAACTGATTAACAATTTTCATAATAATAGATTTAACATATGCAAGATGCCACGACAGACTGGTAAGTCTACTACCGTAGTATCGTATCTATTACATTATGCAGTTTTTAATGCTAGTGTAAATATTGGTATTCTTGCAAACAAGGCGCAGACTGCAAGAGAACTACTTGGAAGATTACAAACTGCATATGAGAATTTGCCTAAGTGGATGCAACAGGGTATTATTGCATGGAACAAAGGGTCGATGGAGTTGGAAAATGGCAGTAAGATATTGGCAGCTTCTACGTCTGCAAGTGCTGTCCGAGGTATGTCATTTAACATCCTCTTTCTCGACGAATTCGCGTTCGTCCCAAATCACGTTGCTGACTCGTTCTTTGCATCTGTTTATCCTACTATTACTTCTGGTCAAAAAACAAAAGTTATTATAGTTTCTACTCCACACGGTATGAATCATTTCTACCGCATGTGGCATGATGCAGAAAGAAGTAGAAATGAGTATATAACGACAGAAGTTCATTGGAGCGAAGTTCCAGGTAGAGATTCTAAGTGGAAAGAACAAACTATTGCCAACACATCCAAACAACAGTTCCAGGTTGAGTTTGAGTGTGAGTTCTTAGGATCAATTGATACCTTGATTGCTCCAAGCAAATTGAAAAGTTTGGTATATGAAAATCCAGTAACATCAAATGCCGGTATGGATGTATACGAAGCACCGCAAGAAAATCATGATTATGTAATTACAGTTGATGTCGCCAGGGGTGTAGGAGAAGACTACTCGGCATTTGTTGTTATTGACATTACAGAGTTTCCCCATAGAGTGGTCGCAAAGTATAGGAATAATGATATTAAACCAATGATGTTCCCTAACATAATATATCAACTGGCAAAAAGTTATAATAACGCTTTTGTACTTTGTGAAGTGAATGACGTTGGAGATCAGGTAGCATCAATTATTCAATATGATTTAGAATATCAAAACTTATTAATGTGTTCAATGAGAGGTCGTGCTGGTCAAATTGTTGGTCAGGGATTTTCTGGTAAAAAGACTCAACTAGGAGTCAAGATGTCTAAAACTGTTAAAAAAGTGGGATCTTTAAATCTGAAGACAATGGTAGAAGAAAATAAAGTTTTATTTAAGGACTATGAAATTATATCAGAACTGACTACTTTTGTGTCAAGAAAAGATTCGTTTGAAGCAGAAGATGGATGTAATGATGATTTAGCGATGTGTTTAGTGATTTATGCGTGGTTAGTTGCACAAGAATACTTTAAGGAATTAACAGATCAAGATGTACGGAAAAGATTATATGAAGAACAAAAAAATCAGATAGAACAGGACATGGCTCCTTTTGGATTTGTATCTGATGGATTAGATTCTGAAAGTTTTGTTGATAAAGATGGAGATAGATGGTTTACTGATGAATATGGTGATCGAGCATATATGTGGGACTATCTGTCATGATAGAAGGATTTGACGATAGTCAAATAAAACTAGGACATTTTCTACTAACAGACAGGAGATGTAAAAAATGTGGTGAGGTAAAAAATTTAGTGGATGGATTCTACAGGACAAGAAAAAATAGAGGTCCAGTAGCGTCTTCATACTCATACGAATGTAAAGAGTGTACCAAAAAAAGGATTATGAAAAGAAGAAAAGAATATAATTTTGTGGATAAAGAGTTAGATATATATCCAGATTGGTAGTTCACTCCCAGTTTCCCCTCTGAAAATCAAGGTTTTCATAAATAATTTTTAGTTAAACTGAAGTTTACGGAGAAAAACATGGCAACTCCTCAATTATCTCCCGGTGTACTTACTAGAGAGGTTGATTTAACAGTAGGAAGAGCTGATAATGTTCTGGATAATATTGGTGCCTTTGCGGGACCATTTTCTATAGGTCCAGTTGATGAACCAATTAATATTGCTACTGAGACGGATTTAATCAACGTTTTTGGTAAGCCTAGCTCAAAGGATGGTCAGTATGAGTATTGGATGAGCGCATCATCATATCTTTCATATGGTGGTGTAATGAAGGTAGTTAGAACTGCTGGAGATTCACTCAATAATGCAAACGCTGGTGTTGGAAGTTCATCTGTTAGTGATCTTAAAATTTACAATTACGATGATTATCAGAGTAATCATTACGATGATACTTCATTTGCATACGCTGCTAAGAACCCAGGAACTTGGGCAGATTCTCTGAAAGTATGTGTTATCGATAATTTTGGCGATCAGATCTTAGAGATAGGTTCGGGTGATGCTGCTACTGCAGGTGCGGTGGTTGGATACGGAGTTACTGCAGCACTCTCAAACATTACTCTTGCTGGTGCTGGTTCAGTATCAACATTTAATGGGTATCTAAAAGGAATCATCACAGAAGTTATTGAAGATACAGTTGCTGATAAGAGTCTCATTACTATAAAGGTAGTATCTAGAGTTTCTTCTTCTGGAGAAGAGACCATGATCGACTATGCTGAGGGAGATAGATCTTCGTCATTCAAGTCAACAGATTCTGTTTTCTTCGTCGATGAAACTGGTTCTAATACAGGAACTCTTGGATCCACCGGAACTGTTCCAACAGATCTTATGGATTGGTACGATCAACAAACGCTTGGTCTTACAAACTCCAAGATTTACTGGAAGACTATTGCACCGAAACCATTATCAAGTAATTTCGTTTTAGAGAGAAACGGAAAGAATGATGGTATGCACGTAGCAGTTGTTGATGATTTGGGACTGGTAACTGGAATTCAAGGAAATATTCTTGAGAAACATGTTGGTATTTCAAAAGCAAAGGATGCTATCTCAAGCGTAAATTCTCCGCAGAAAATTTACTATAAACAGTACCTTGCAGATTTCTCAGAAAATATCTATGCTGGTGCTAACCCATCTCAAGCTGCAGATGCCTATCATGGAACAACACCTGTTGCGACAGGATTTGATCCATCATACTCTAGTGGTTTTGAGCCAATTTCAACAGGTGATGGTCTATGGGGAATGGGTGCTCAAGGAGTTACATTCTCTGCAATCGGTAATGCAACTTATACCTTAAGTGGTGGTGTAGATTATTCTGCTTCTGGAGGAATGAAAGCAGAACTTTCTGATATGATAACATCATACTCACTGTTCTCAAACAGAGATGAGATTGAAACAGATTATATCATTATGGGCCCAGGATGCATGAGCGAATCTGATTCACAAGCAAAGGCAAATTACCTGATTTCACTGGCAGGAGCGAGAAAAGATTGCGTTGCTGTTATTGGTCCTCACAGAGGAAATGTTGTAAATGTCACAAATCCAGAAACTCAAACTGAGAATCTGATCAACTACTTCAGTCCTCTTGCCTCCTCATCGTATGCAGTATTTGATAGTGGATATAAGTATACATACGATAGATTCAATAATATGTTCAGATACATTCCATGTAATCCGGATGTTGCTGGACTCATGGTAAGAACAAGTTTACAGGCATATCCTTGGTTCTCACCCGCTGGTCAACAGAGAGGTGTTATCAACAATTCTGTGAAACTTGCGTATAACCCAAATAAAGCACAGAGAGACCGTCTCTATCCACAGAGAATTAACTCCTTTATTACTACACCTGGATTAGGAACTATTCTGTTTGGTGATAAGACTGCTCTAGGATATCAGTCCGCTTTCGACCGCATTAACGTTCGTCGTCTCTTCCTTACAGTTGAGCAAGCACTTGAAAGAGCTGCTCAGGCTCAATTGTTTGAACTGAACGATGATTTGACGAGAGCAAACTTTGTCAACATTGTTGAGCCATATCTTCGTGATGTTGAGGCTAAGAGAGGTCTGTACGGCTTCTTAGTTATTTGTGATACGACAAATAACACACCAGATGTAATTGACAACAATGAGTTCAGGGCAGATATTTTCCTGAAACCTGCAAAATCCATCAACTACGTTACTCTTACCTTCGTTGCGACTCGAACAGGAGTCAGCTTTGAAGAAGTAGCTGGTAGAGTTTGATCATTATTAATTAAAAAAACGGAGGATTTCAAAAATGTCAACTTTACGTACAATTTCCGGATTTAAATCTGCACTTGCAGGTGGAGGAGCAAGACCCAATCTATTCGAAGTTTCTATTGATAGTTTCCCTGACAGCATTGCAAGTGTTTGGGGTAATGAACTGAGAAAGGAATTCAAGTTCTTATGCAAGGCATCAAATATTCCTGCATCAAATGTAGGTTCAATTGATGTTCCATTTAGAGGAAGAATCTTTAAAGTCGCTGGAGACAGAACTATTGATAACTGGTCAATCACAGTTATCAATGATGAAAACTTCGACATCAGAACTGCTTTCGAAACTTGGCATAATCACATTGCAAAACTGGATAATAACAGTGGAGCAACAAATCCAACAGAGTATATGGTGGATGCAAAAGTCTATCAACTCGGTAGAGGTTATGGTTCCAAGGCAGAAAGCAAGAAAAATGATGCGAAAGGATCAAATGGTGATGACGTAAGTCCATTAAGAACTTATAAATTCATTGACATTTGGCCAGTTTCAGTTAGTGACATTGCACTTTCATATGACACTGGAGACACCATTGAAGAGTTTACTGTAGAGTTTGCTGTTCAAAATATTGTAATTGGATCGAATAAGGATCAAAACAAAACTATCGTTAAGTGATAAATAGTAGAAAATAATATTAATAATGGCGAAACTATTTGGTTTTTCAATTGATGATAGCGACGATAAACTAAGTCCCTCTGCGGTTTCCCCCGTTCCTCCTAATAATGAGGACGGGGTTGACCACTATATGAGTAGTGGATTTTTTGGTTCATATGTCGATATTGAGGGAGTATACAAAACTGAATTTGATTTGATTAAGAGATATCGAGAGATGGCTCTTCATCCAGAATGTGATACTGCAATTGAAGATATCGTAAATGAAGCAATTGTTTCAGATACAAACGATAGTCCTATTGAGATCGAACTTTCAAATCTTAATGCTAGCGATGGAATTAAGAAAAAAATCAGAGAAGAGTTTAAGTATATTTTAGACTTATTGGATTTTGATAAGAAGTCACACGAAATTTACCGTAACTGGTACATTGATGGTCGTTTGTATTATCATAAAATTATCGATCTAAAAAACCCACAAGAGGGTATTCAGGAGTTGCGTTATATTGACGCAATGAAAATGAGATACATTCGTCAACAGAAAAAGAAAGAAAAGTCAGAATATGACAGAGTAATGTCTAAGAATCTGAGAGATCAAAATCCAATGGATTATGATTTCCCAGAATTGGAAGAATATTTCATCTATAATCCAAAATCCACGGGCACTGGAAACCCAATGCAAACCAATGCAACTCGTGGAATTAAGATCGCAAAAGATGCTATCACATATTGCACTTCTGGTCTGGTAGACAGAAACAAAGGAACAACGCTTTCATATCTTCATAAGTCAATCAAAGCTCTCAATCAACTTAGAATGATTGAGGATAGTCTTGTGATTTACAGATTATCAAGAGCTCCAGAACGTCGTATTTTTTATATTGATGTCGGCAATCTTCCTAAAGTAAAAGCAGAGCAATATCTGCGCGATGTTATGATGAGATATCGCAATAAATTAGTATATGATGCATCTACCGGAGAAATTAGAGATGACAAAAAATTCATGTCAATGCTTGAAGACTTCTGGCTTCCCAGGCGTGAGGGCGGAAGAGGAACCGAAATCACCACACTGCCTGGCGGACAAAACCTGGGAGAAATCACGGATATTGAATATTTTAAAAAGAAACTCTACCGTGCGCTTAATGTCCCCCCCTCAAGAATGGATGGAGAAGGCGGATTTAACTTGGGGAGATCTTCTGAGATCCTGAGAGATGAACTCAAATTCACAAAGTTTGTCGCACGTTTGAGGAAGAGATTCTCAAATATGTTTAATGATATGTTGAGAACTCAGTTGATTCTGAAGAATATTGTCACTCCAGAAGATTGGGAGATAATGAGTGAGCATATTCAATATGACTTCTTATATGATAATCACTTCTCAGAACTGAAAGAATCTGAGTTAATGCAAGAAAGGCTTGGTTTGGTAGAAACAGCGCAACCATATGTCGGTAAATATTATTCTCAAGATTATGTAAGACGTAAGATTCTTCGTCAAACTGATGAGGAAATTATCGAACAAGACAAATTAATCAAACAAGAAATTAAAGATGGTGTTATCCCTGATCCTGCAACAATTGATCCTACAACTGGAATGCCATTTCAAGATCCAAATGCAGCGGGAGGAGATCTTGGTACTCCAATGACGGAACCAGATTTAGAATCACAAGGAGAGATTACTAAGGCCCCAGAAATGCCCAAGGGTGGGGAGATATAGAAATAAAATGGATACGGATTTAAAAAAATATATTATAAAGTATATGATTGAAAATCAATGGAAACATCCACATTCTGGTGGTTTAAATATTCAAAATAGTCATCCACACCTATATCCATATAAAAATATTCATCCCCTTTACTTTAGTGAAGTTCCTAATCACCAAAAATATAAATAGTCAATATACTTAATACATTTAAACTATGGACGACCTTCTAAATATGATTATTGATGATGAATCACCATCATCAATCAGCGATAAAATCAAAGATTTACTCTTTGCAAAGAGTTCAGAAAAAGTCGATGCTTTCAGACCAACTGCTGCACAAAATGCTTTTGGATTTGATGCTGAGGAACAAATTTCAGATGAAGAGTCTGAGTGATAAATAAAGTATATTAATCTATATTTAATATGTCTAGAACATTACTTATTGGGGACGAGATTTCACTCCCAACTGATGCTTCTGCAGCAACAACTCTGAATGGAGCAACTGTTGTTAGAGTTGTAAATTCTTCTACTTCTGCAGCAACCCTAAGTTTAGCTGATGAAGTTGGAGCGACTCCAATTACAGTTACGATTCTATCGAAGACTGTTGAAATGATAGAAAAGAAATCTTATCAGGTTATTTTCTGTTCAGGATCATTAAAAGGATCTCAAGTAGGATTTACAGACTAATCACATGAAACTTATCCGAGAAGAAATCGAGAACATTGAAGTTCTTACCGAGTCAGTAAATGGTAAAAAAACTCTGTTCATTCAGGGTCCATTTTTACAAACTGAAACTAAGAACCGAAATGGAAGAGTATATCGCAGATCTGTAATGGAACGCGAAGTTGGCAGATATACAGATTCGTATATCAATAAAGGCCGTGCTCTGGGAGAACTGGGACATCCTGATGGCCCATCAATCAATCTCGATCGTGTTTCACATAAAATTGTAGGTCTTCGTCAAGAAGGTAACAATTTTATCGGAAAAGCACAAATTCTTTCCACACCAATGGGAAAAATTGCAGAATCTTTACTTAAAGAGGGTGTAACTCTTGGTGTTTCTTCTCGTGGTATAGGTTCATTAAAACCAACCAAAGAAGGATATTCTGAAGTTGGTGAAGATTTTATGTTGGCAACTGCTGCAGATATTGTAGCAGATCCTTCTGCTCCTGATGCTTTTGTTGAAGGTATTATGGAAGGAAAAGAATGGGTCTGGGAAGGAGGTATTCTTCGCGAAAGACTCGCAGAAAATACAAAGAAAAAAATCAACACATTAGTTGATCAAAAGTTATTAGAAGAGTATAAGTTAAGTCTTTTTGATGAATTCATCTCAAAACTTTAATATACTAAATAAATATAGATTATACAAAGGTTAAATCGGAGAGTTCACATGTCCAGTGGAGATTTACAAGAAATGGAAGTAGGCACTAAGCAATCCAAAACTGCTGTAAACTCTGGCGCTAAGCCAGCAGATCCTATGCCAACAATGGCAGATCCCGGAACCCAACTCGGTTCTGTAGAAGATCTGGGTGGACCTACACCAGAAAACTATAAGCCTGATGATGATTCAGCAAAACTGAAAGAACCCGGTGCAACACTGAAACAAGTCAAAGATGTTGTAAATAAGGGAGCAAAACCTGCAGACTCAATGCCTAAAATGGCAAGTCCTGTTAAGGAAGAAGAAGAAGTTGAAGATGAAGTTGTCGCAGAAGAAGAAACTGCAGAAGAAGAATCGGTTGCTGAACATCATACAACAGATGAAGATGGTAATGTAGTCGAACATCAGAAAGAAGAGGAAGAAGTAATCGAATATGACATCGAAGAAGATGTCAATGCACTTCTTGCTGGTGAAGAACTTTCCGAAGAGTTCCAAGAGAAAGCAAAAGTAATCTTCGAGACTGCTATTAATGCAAAAGTTTCGCAAATTCAAGTAGAACTCGAAGAGAAGTATTCTTCTGTATTTGCAGAAGAAGTTGAAACATTCAAGGGAGAACTCTCAGAAAGAGTTGATTCTTACCTTGAGTACGTCGCTGATGAGTGGTTCCAAGAGAATGCACTCGTCATCGACCAAGGTCTGAAAACTGAAATGACCGAGAGTTTCCTCTCGGGTATGAAGGACCTTTTTGAAGCACATTATGTAGAAATCCCTGAAGATAAATATGATGTTGTCCATAACATGGTAGACAAACTTGATGACATGGAAACAAAACTCAACGAGCAGATTGAGAAAAATGTTTCCCTCAACAAGCGCCTCGCAGAGTCGGTTGCTGACGGAATCTTAGATCAAGTCTCTGATGGTCTTGCACAGACACAGAAAGAGAAGCTCGCTTCACTTGCCGAAAGTGTTGAGTTTGAAAGTGAAGAAGAATATCGTGAAAAGTTGGAGACACTGAAGGAGTCATATTTTGCTCCTAAGAAACAATCTTCATCTGTAAAGACTGAAACCCTTTCTGAAGGTGTAAGCAACGACCACCAGCAATATTCTGGTTCGATGAGTGCATATGTCAGAGCGCTGGGAAGCACAGTCAAATAACTGAAATCAATTATTACTCAAACACAAACTAACAAAGGTACTAGCAAATGTTCCATTCCGAACAGTTGCAGGAAAAGTGGGCACCTCTCCTCAACCACGAGGGTCTTGATCAAATCAAAGATTCACACAGAAGAGCTGTAACCGCTGTCCTGCTCGAAAACCAAGAAAAATTCCTTCGTGAGCAATCCGCATTCGAAAGTGGTACTTCAATGCTCACAGAAACCCCCAACATGAACACAGGTTCATCAGCAAGTGCTGCTGGATTCTCCGGTTCAGCTGCTGATGCAGGTCCTGTTGCAGGTTTCGACCCCGTTCTGATCTCACTGATCAGACGCTCTATGCCTAACCTGGTCGCTTATGACCTCGCAGGTGTCCAACCAATGAACGGTCCTACCGGACTCATCTTCGCAATGCGTTCACGCTACGAAAATCAGAGTGGCGACGAAGCATTCTTCGACGAAGTCGATTCAGGATTCTCTGGTCAGAACGCAGGTTTCGATCTGACAAGCAGAATGACAGATGCCGCAGTTGGAATGGGTACAACTGCACAATCAGGTTCAAACCCAAGTCTCCTCAACCCAACAGGTTCTGCAGACAACGCAGCATACAGCGTTGGTCAGGGCATGGGAACAGAAGAGTCAGAAGCACTTGACTCTGGAGATAACGCCTTCAACCAGATGGCATTCTCAATCGAGAAAGTCACTGTAACTGCTAAGAGCAGAGCTCTGAAAGCAGAATACTCACTGGAACTGGCACAAGACCTCAAGGCAATCCACGGTCTGAATGCTGAGGCTGAGTTGGCAAACATCCTGTCAACTGAGATCCTCTCAGAAATCAACCGTGAAGTCATCAGAACCATCTATAAGGTCGCTGAGCAAGGTGCTGTACATAACACCGCAACTCAGGGTATCTTCGACCTGGACATCGACTCCAACGGTCGCTGGTCTGTTGAGAAGTTCAAGGGTCTCCTGTTCCAAATCGAGCGTGATGCAAACGCAATCGCAACCCGCACACGTCGTGGTAAGGGTAACATCATCATGTGCTCCGCAGACGTTGCTTCTGCGCTGACCATGGCTGGTGTACTCGACTACACACCTGCACTGAACGCAAACCTGAACGTTGATGACACCGGTAGCACCTTCGCAGGTACTCTGCAAGGTAAGTATCGCGTATACATCGATCCTTATTCAGGTGGTTCTAACCCCGGTGCAAACGGTGGTCAGTACTACGTTGTTGGTTATAAAGGTTCATCACCTTATGACGCTGGTCTCTTCTACTGCCCATATGTACCTCTTCAGATGGTACGTGCAGTTGGTGAGAACTCCTTCCAACCAAAAATTGGCTTCAAGACCCGTTATGGTCTGGTTGCCAACCCATTCGCAGAAGGACTCAATCAGGGTCTTGGAAGACTGCAAATCAATGCAAACCGTTACTACAGAAGAGTTCAAGTCAAGAACCTCATGTGATTCTGGTTTACATATTTCATCAGAGGGTCTTTCGAGACCCTCTTTTTTTTATCTAAATAGTCAATAAACACATTTATTATGCCATATCATATTAAAAGGAGAAAGTTGTTCCAACAGGACAAATATGTATATTATTATGAATCCAATAGATGGACTGAAGAGTATAGTGATAGAAAGAAATTCAGAACCAAAAAAAGTGCAACCGAATTAATGAAAAATTCTGAAGAAGATTGGAAACGTGCTGAAATAGAGAAGTACTAAAATGGCAAACCTATCAAGACAACTTGAAAATAGAAACTATCTATCCCCTACAGGATTTAAATTTGTTCTCGATAGGAGTCCTGGGGCTGCATTTTTTTGCAATCAAGCAAACATACCAGATATAAATTTGGGGGTAACAGATCAACCAAACTACTTAAGACCCATTCCTATTCCGGGAGAAATCATTCAGTTTTCTGATTTAAACTTAAGATTTCTTGTTGATGAGAATCTTGAGAACTATATGGAAATTCAAAATTGGATGAGGGGATTGGGGTTCCCAGAAAACTTAAGTCAATACGATAGATTGGAATCGCAAGCAAAAGTCTTTGGTAGATATGGAAAGGATAGAGAAAATGTTTACTCTGACGGAACATTACAGGTATTAAGTAGTAATTTGGTTCCAAGGTTTCAAATATCTTTTACTGATTTATTTCCTTATAATTTATCTACTCTCACATTTGACGCTACTGATACGGATATTGAGTACTTTACAGCTGATGTAAGTTTCAAGTATACTATGTACAATATTACTGATTTAGAAGGAAATCCTCTATGATTGATCTTGACAGACTTCAAGAAATGTGGGAGAAAGATTCTAAAATTGATATGGATAATCTTCATACAGAATCAACATCTATCCCTACTCTCCATGCAAAATATTTTGATTTATACAATACCCTGTTTTTATTGAGAAAAAAAGCGGAACAACAGAGAAAAAATATAAGACATGAACGATATGAATATTTTAGTGGAAAGGCAGATCCAGATGTCTATATTAAAAATCCCTTTCCTAAAAAAATTAGAGATAAAGACACAATGCAGAAATATCTTGACGCAGACGAAAAACTCTCTACAATATGTTTGAAGATAGATTATTACGATACCATGTTAGTATACATTGAGAGTATACTCAAACAAATAACCAACAGAACTTATCAAATTAAAAACGCAATAGAGTTTATGAGATTTAATGCAGGGTTAGGATAATGAACGAATTTCCGGAAGATCAATTTGAAGAAGAAATTCCTGATGATGGATTTTATCAACTCAATGTGGGAATTGATGATGTTTATCTAATGTACCATTGCGTTCAAGAAACTATCAAAAACTGGCCTGGGGCCCCTGCTCGTCCTGTAGAAGAACAGGAACACCTTCGGGAGTTAAGAGATAATCTTTATAGATGCATTTTAGATCACAAATTTCATTATATGGATACTGACAGACCAGAATAAATAATAATAGATGCTTAAGACATCGTGATTGATAGTACAGCAAATGTTATTATTTCAAAATCAAACGAAGTATTTTTAAAAGTTAAAACAGAACCTCATATTGAATATGAACTAAGAGATCATTTTACTTTCGAAGTTCCAAATGCGAAATTTATGCCACAATACCGTGGTAAGAATTGGAATGGAGAAATACATTTATTTGATATGAGATCTAAAACAATTTACGTTGGACTACTAGATAAAATCGTCCAATTTTGTGACAACTATGGGTATACTTATAAATTTGAAGACAATAAGTTTTATGGAACTCCGTATGAGGAGAACCATCACGTTTCATATGAAGGGGTGAAAGACTACATCAATTCTATCACATCATTTGCTCCCAGAAAGTATCAAATTGAAGGTGTGTATGACGCATTAAAACATAACAGAAAGTTACTGATAAGTCCCACTGCTTCCGGTAAATCGTTGATGATTTACTCGATTGTGAGATACTATCATGCTCAAGGAGAAAAAATTCTTTTAGTTCTTCCGACGACAAGTCTAGTAGAACAGATGTATAAAGATTTCGAAGACTATGGTTGGGATTCTGGGTCATATTGTCACAAGATATACGCAGGTAGGGAGAAGAGAACAGACTTACCAGTCACAATTACAACTTGGCAATCCGTATATAAGTTAGAGAGATCTTTCTTTGAAGACTATGGTTGTATTATAGGTGATGAAGCGCATTTATTCAAGAGCAAATCACTTATACAAATCATGACAAAATTACATCATGCAAAATATCGATTTGGTTTTACAGGAACATTAGATGGTACACAAACTCATAAGTGGGTTTTAGAAGGATTATTTGGACCATCATATAAAGTTACTAAAACTGAAGAGTTAATGCGTCAAGGACATTTATCTCAACTTGATATACAATGTCTAGTACTAAAACATCAAGGTAAAAACTTTGAGACCTATGAAGATGAGATACAATATCTTATCTCCCACGATCAAAGAAATAATTTTATAAAAAACTTAGCACTTGATCTTAAAGGCAATACACTTGTTCTTTTTCAAAGAGTCGAAAGCCATGGAGCAATACTCTATGAAAAGATAAATAACTACAAGCGAGATGACCATAAAGTATTTTTTGTACATGGTGGAGTGGATACTGAAGAAAGAGAATTAATTCGTGAGATTACCGAAAAAGAAGATCATGCAATTATTGTAGCTTCTTATGGAACATTCTCAACTGGTATTAACATAAAGAACTTGCATAATGTAATATTTGCTTCTCCATCAAAATCAAGAATTAGAAATCTACAATCAATTGGTAGAGTACTCAGAAAAGGAAGTAACAAAACGAAAGCAATTCTCTATGATATTGGTGATGATATTAGGAAAGGATCTAGAAACAATTATACTCTCAATCATCTAATAGAAAGAATTAAGATATACAATGAAGAAAAATTTAATTATGACATAATCACCATACAACTTAAAAACAAATGATAGAAGACGATTTTTACGCAACAATCAAACTAAAGAGCGGTGAAGAGATTTTTGCTAAAGTCGCAGCTTCAGAAGAAGATGAAAGAACAATGTTAATTGTTTCAAATCCTGTTGTCATTGGTGAAATTAAAGTACAATCAAATATGGTTGGATATAAAATAGAACCGTGGTTAAAAACAACAAAGGACGATATGTTCTTTATTAACTTAGATGATGTTCTAACTATGTCAGAGTCATCCGACATTGAAATGATTATGATGTATCAAGAATTTATACACCATGCTAAACAACCACAAAAAGGCAATTCTTCAAAGATAAGTAAAAAGATGGGATATGTTTCTAATATTAATGATGCAAAAGAGTTACTAGAGAAGCTCTTTAATCTCAAATATAAGCCTGAATAGTCTTATCAACCTTCACAAAGGTAATTCTACTTGTTTTTAGAAACTTGTCAAGCAATTAGTACAATGGTATAATTACTACATAATTATGAATATAACTTATGATAGGAAAAACAATGGCCAAGAGGAAAAGGTCTGAACATTATGTAAACAATAAAGAGTTCCTTGCAGCACTTACAGAGTATCGAGCAGAGGTTGAGAGGACTTTCATTCAAAAGTATGGAAGAGAACCTGAAAAGGCTGATAGAGCGACACGCTGGGACACTAAACCACCAATTCCAAGATATATTGGAGAGTGTTTTTTGAAGATTGCAAATCATCTTTCATTCAAACCAAATTTTGTGAATTACATGTTCAAAGAGGACATGATTTCTGATGGGATTGAAAACTGTGTTCAGTACATTCATAATTTTGATCCAGCAAAGTCTCAGAATCCCTTTGCATACTTCACTCAAATTATCCATTACGCCTTTCTCCGTAGGATTCAGAGAGAGAAACGTCAGTTAGATATCAAAAATAAAATTATCGAGAAGTCTGGTTATAGCGAAGTTTTTGATGACAGCAATACCCTTGACGGATCCAACTATTCCGACTACAATCAGATCAAGGATAATGTCCACTCAAAACTCCGTTATTGATGAAAGTTGCAATCATTACGGACACACACTATGGTGCTCGTAAAAATTCTAAATTATTTCATGATTATTTTCTAAAATTTTATAATAATATTTTCTTTCCCACAATAGATAAAGAGGGTATCAATACGATTTTGCATCTTGGAGATGCCTTTGACAATCGTACTGGAATCAACTTTGCAGCACTTTCTTGGGCAAAGAATAATATTTTTGATCCGATTAAAGAACGTGGAATTAATGTCCATCTGATTGTTGGAAATCATGATTCATATTATAAAAATACGAATGATGTGAATGCAGTTGACCTTCTCCTTCGCGAATATGACAATGTAAATGTATATTCGGAAACGACAGAGATATTAGTAGACAAACTTAAGATTTTATTTGTGCCTTGGATCAATGCAGAAAATGAATCAAAAACTCTTAAACTTATTGAAGATACAGATTGTAAAATATCAATGGGCCATCTTGAACTTGCAGGATTTGCAGCTAATAAGCAAGTTGTCATGGACCACGGTTATGATCGCAAATTATTTGACAAGTTTGAGAAAGTTTTTAGCGGTCACTATCACACTCGATCAACAGATGGAAAAATCACATATCTGGGCAATCCTTATGAAATGTTCTGGAACGATGTAGAAGATACTAGGGGGTTTCATATCTTTGATACAGATACTCTTGAACTTACGACGATTGACAATCCATATAGATTATTTTATAAGTTATACTATAATGATGAATCAGCATCTCTTCTTGATTCAAGACCATATAAAGATAAAATTGTCAAGGTAATTGTTCGTAATAAACCAAGACCCAAGGAATTTGAAAAGGTAATTGATAAGTTATATTCTGCTGGCGTTGCAGATCTTAAGATCATAGAAAACTTTGGTATCAATGAAAACGAAGAGTTTGAAGCATTTGAGACTGAAGATACTCTCTCTATTCTCAATCGCTATATCGAAGAGTCTGAAATTGACTTGGACAAATCAAAGATTCAGTGTATAATGAGACAAACCTACCAAGAAGCGTGTGAGATGATTTAGTATGTTTATTTTGACTTTACGTGGTAGAGAGAGGGAGGGAGCATACTATGCCCTAGATGAAGAACAGAATGAAATCCTATACATCTTCGAAGAAGAGGATGATGCAACTAGATTTGCTATGATGTTGGAAGAAAATGGAAGTCCTGAAATTCATATTATAGAAGTTGATAGTCAAGCAATAGTTGAAAGTTGCGAACTATCTGGGTGTGGGTACGCTATTATTACCAAAAACGATTTTGTAATTCCTCCAAAAGGCAGAAATGATTTTATTTGAGAAGATCCGGTGGAAAAACTTTTTGAGCACTGGTAATCAATTCACAGAGGTGAGTCTTTGTGATAATTCAACGAGTTTAATTATTGGAACGAATGGTGCTGGTAAGAGCACTATTCTTGATGCTTTGTGTTTCTCTTTGTTCGGAAAACCTTTTCGCAAAATTAATAAACCACAACTAATCAATTCGACAAATGAAAAGGATTGTAGAGTTGAAATAGAATTTACTCTTTCTGGAATTCAGTGGAAAGTTATAAGGGGAATCAAACCTGCAATTTTCGAAATTTGGAAAAATGGATCTTTAATGGATCAGGCTTCTTCTGTCGTTGATCAACAGAAGTGGTTTGAACAGAATGTTCTAAAAATGAACTTTAAATCTTTCACACAGATTGTAATTCTTGGAAGCAGTACATTTGTGCCCTTCATGCAGTTGACCTCTTCCAATCGTCGTGAAGTGATTGAAGATCTTTTAGATATTCGTATATTTTCTAATATGAATGCGGTAATCAAAGAAAAGATTAGAGAAATAAGAGAGAATATAAAAGTTTTAGAACTGAAGAAAGATTCTGTAAATGATAAAGTATCGATGCAGAAAGAATTTATTCAAAAGGTTGAAAGAGATTCTGAATTTATGATTGATGCAAAACAGAATCGTATTAGTAGTTTAGAATCTGAGATGTCAGATCATCTTCAGAAAATTGAAAGATATAATGATGAAATTGTTGAAAAACAACTTGAATTTGATGATTGGTCCGGTGATAAAAATAAACTAAAAAAACTCAATGAACTCAAAGGTAAGATCTCACATAGAATCGATTCTGTTGTTAAGGAACATAAGTTCTTTACTGGAAATACGGTCTGTCCTACCTGTACACAATCCATTGAAGAGGACTTTAGAATAAATAAAATTACAGACGCTCAAAATAAGTCAAAGGAGTTGCAATCAGGTTTTCTTGAACTTGAAGAGGCAATTAAAGAGGAGGAAGAGCGAGAGCGTCAACTTAACTCTATCACTCGGGAGATAACTAACCTCACGCATGGCATATCTACAAACAATGTTACGGTTTCTGAGATTCGGAAACAAATCAAGTGTTTGGAATCAGAAATTCAAAAACTTGCCAGTCAACTTGCAAATAAAAATTCTGAACATGAGAAGTTAGATTCCTTCAAGAAAAAATTAAAAAAAATACTGAACGAACTTTCTGAGAATAGAGAAAAAATTAATTACTATGATTTTTCATATTCTCTACTTAAAGATGGTGGAGTAAAAACAAAGATCATCAAAAAGTATCTACCTCTAATAAACAATCAGGTAAATAGATACCTTCAGATGATGGATTTTTATATCAACTTTACGTTAGATGAGGAGTTTAACGAAACGATTCGGTCTCCAATTCACGAAGACTTTTCATATTCTTCTTTTAGTGAAGGTGAGAAAATGAGAATTGATTTGGCTCTTCTGTTTACTTGGAGAGAAGTTGCTAGAATGAAAAACTCTGTTAATACCAATCTGTTAATTATGGATGAAGTATTTGATAGTTCTCTTGATGGATTTGGTACTGAGGAGTTTTTAAAAATTATTCGATATGTAATCAAGGATGCAAATGTCTTTATTATTTCTCATAAGGAATCTCTTCACGATAAATTTGAGAATGTGATAAAGTTTGAAAAAGTAAAAGGTTTTAGCAGAATGTTGTCATGAGAGTTTTAGTTACAGGCCATAAAGGTTTTATCGGTAGGAACGTATATCTAGATTGGCAAGAACAACTAGGATATGTAAATGTGGATGGAATTGATTTTCCAGACAATATAGGTCAGTTTGATGGTGGTGATTATGATTTGGTAATTCATCTTGCTGCTTATGCAAACATTCGAGAGAGTCTAGAAGATCCTGAAAAGTTCTATGTCAATAATGTATTGATGGCAAAACCATTATTTGATTGGTGCCGAGATACAAACACTCGTCTTCTTTATGCTTCATCTAGTGCTGTGGAAGAGGAGTATTGGGAAAATCCATATGCAATGACAAAGTGGGTGAACGAAATGATGGCCCCACCAAATTCTGTTGGATTAAGATTCACTACAGTTTATGGTCCAGACAGTCGCGAGGACATGATGTATCGTATGTTAGAAGACAAAACTGCAAAATACGTTACTAATCATCGAAGAGACTGGATTCATGTAAGAGATGTCTGTCGTGCAATTCGATATCTTGCTCACGCAAATATTACTGGTCCAGTATCTATTGGAACTGGAAATTCTGTCTCAGTAAAAGAACTTGCAGAAAAAATGGGTATGGGACATTTACCCTTGAAGGAAGATACTCCAGGAGAGAGAGTTGATAATGCCGCAGATACTACTGTTTTGACTAGTATTGGGTGGTTTCCTACAGTCAATGTCATGGATACCGTGAAGAAAAATTTAGTTTCATAAAAAACTTATTAAGTATGAAGGAAAAGTCATTAAGTTAGGAAACCATGACTATATAATATAGAATTGAGGTAATTTGTATGACATGATACATTTATTATGTTAAGTTGATCATTCGGAGGTATAATGCACAATCTCATTTCTTACAATCAATTGGCGGGTTGGAAACAAAGTATAGGAAAACTTTCTATTATAGATCAAAAAATAGATGATGTTGACACCCTTAATGATTATTATAACTGCTTGATCGAATGCGACGAGAGTCAGCATATTTGTAAACGTATCTGTAGAGAACTTTTGTAGTATAGGACAATAGAGGAACTGTCACTGAGGGCCCTCACCGAAAGGTGGGGGTTTAGTATTATGGCCACATAAGAAACGAACCACATGTACGTCTCCCACGAAATCAAGTCACAACTGGCAAAACTTCTTGCGACCGAAGACCTGGTCGTTGAACACCGTCAGATCGAGACCGCACAATTCAATGTTCACACTCGCGTCCTGACTCTTCCAGTGTGGGATACAAGTAATGTTGTATATGATATGCTCGTTGGTCATGAAGTTGGCCACGCTCTGTTTACTCCAGACGACGATTGGTTCTTAGAGTATGATATTCCTCCACAGTTTGTGAATGTTGTAGAAGACGCTCGTATTGAGAAGTTGATGAAACGTAAGTATCCAGGACTTGCGAAAACTTTCTTTGGTGGATATAAGGAAATGAGTGAAAAAGACTTCTTTGAGATATCTGGTGAAGATATTTCCTCCATGAATCTCGCTGATCGAGTTAACCTATACTTCAAAGTAGGAAACTTTGTAGATATTAAATTTGATTCTGAAAAAGAAGGAACTCTCGTCCGTATGATTACAGAGTGTGAGACTTTTGAAGATGTTTTAACTGCTGCAGAATCTCTCTATAGGTACTGTAAAAATGAGATTGATAATGATGACAGACCAGATGCTCCTATTCCCCCTCAGGAGATCTCTGAGTCTGGATCTCCTCAACAGAGTTCTGAGAATTTAGATTCTCAAGATTCTGAGAGTGGAGATGGTGAGGATGAACCTCAAGATTCTGTTGAGAACAATTCTAATGTTACTCCCGGAACTAATGCTGGAGATAATGATGAATTGGAAGTTACAACAGCGAACAATCTTGAAGAAAAACTCAAGGATCTGGTTGACCAAAGGTCTGGTGACAATGTCTATGCTGAAATCCCCAAACTGGATTCTCAAAACCTCATCGCTAAAAACTCTGAGGTTCATGATGTAATTAACGAGTGGTTCACTCTTGTTCAAAGAACGTCTAATCAAAGATCAAAATCTCATGGAATGGATGAGATTGATCTCTACCATGTTGTTGATCAACTTTTTTATGACTTCAAGAAGTCTGCTCAGAAGGAAGTCAACTATTTGGTAAAGGAGTTTGAATGCAAGAAATCTGCAGATTCCTATGCTCGTGCTTCTACTTCTCGCACTGGTGTTCTTGATACCACTAAACTTCATACTTATAGGTATAATGAAGATCTCTTTAAAAAAGTTACAGTCCTTCCGGACGGTAAGAATCACGGGTTGATCTTTGTTCTTGATTGGTCTGGATCAATGTCCAACGTCCTTCGGGATACCTGCAAGCAACTATTCAACTTGATCTGGTTCTGCAAGAAAGTGTCGATTCCTTTTGAGGTTTATGCATTCACTAATGAGTGGAAAAGAGCTCATTACAGTCATAAATTGGAAAAGTATGTTGATGCCGATCTGACTCCTTCATATGAAAAGAAAGAAGGTTTCTTGTCCATTGACGATTCATTTTCTATGATGAATATTTTCACCAGTCAAGTTCCTGCAAAGGAAATTGAAAAACAGATGATCAATATTTGGAGAATTGCTTGTTACTATGGCAATGTATATGGTTCTCGATATTCTGTTCCCGAGCGTATTAGTTTGTCTGGAACTCCTCTAAATGAAGCATTAGCTTCTCTTCACACAATTCTTCCAGACTTTCAGAAGACAAATAAACTTCAGAAAGTTCAGTGTATTGTTCTTACTGATGGCGAAGCAAACAGTCTTTCATATCATGTTACGGTGAAGAGACCTTGGGAACCAGAACCATATCTTGGAACTCGTCATCTTTATCCGGGAGAGTCCTATATCCGTGATCGCAAACTCGGAACAACCTACGCAATACAGGGTCACTATCGATGCTTCACTGATGTTATGCTTCGCAACCTGAAGGACAACTTTCCTAACGCAAACTTCATCGGAATTCGTGTTCTTTCTCCTCGCGATGCAAACTCATTCATTCGTAGTTACTGTGACTTTGGTGATGATGAGTTTGATCGTATTCAGAAAGAGTGGAAGAAGTCTCGGAGTTTTAATATCAAATCTTCTGGATATGATGCTTACTTTGGAATGTCCTCCGCAACTCTTTCTCAAGAATCTGAGTTTGATGTTGATGACGGTGCAACCAAAGCAAAGATCAAATCTGCATTTGCTAAGTCTTTGAAGACCAAAAAACTAAATAAAAAAGTATTAGGAGAATTTATTTCTTTGGTGGTATGAAGACATTTCAGCAATTTATGGTAGAATGTAATTCTATTCAGGAAACTTCTCTGAATAGAATTCGCTCCAAATCACAGAAGGGTGGCATGGCCATCCTTTCTGGGCAAAGAGGAGACAAGTCCTCCAAAGAGAATAAAGAGAGAAGTAAGAGAACTGAAAGACGAATTCGTGGTGCTGGTCTTCCAGGCCCTACAAAAGTATCTGGAAGATATACAGAGAACCCAGGAACACCTCAAGAAAAGAAAGTTGGGGAGAAGTCTCATGTAGTTTCTTCTGGTAAAATGGGTAAACGCAAGTTCAAAAAAACCATCGAAAAGTTGGGAACAGAACGTGGACTCAAACACAAGAAGAATACAAAACCCGGATCATCTAAAGATGATCAGGATTCAGTTCTGATTCAACGCAAACCAAAAGGATCTGCTACACTCAAAGGAACATCCAAGCAATCTTGGCCTGGTAAAGGAAAGAATGCAAAGGTTGGAAAAATGAGACCAGGTAGGACTGGTGAATTCGACACTAAAGTGAAAAACAAAACATTTACCTATGAAGAAAAGTAAGTTTCCCCTGCGACACATCGTCATTGAAGAGAAGAAAGAAGTGTGGATTCGAACCGATAGCAGTATCACTGCTATGGGAGTTCCCGCAATGATGAAGCAACACTTTCCTGGATATACTGGTAAGATTGCTTCGGAAGACTACTTCCAAGAACTTCTGAAATCACAATAAGAACTGTCACAAGGTCCTCTGAGAGTCGGTCTATATGGACTATACTTAGATCAGTTCAAACAAAGACATGACCTACTCCACAGAACACATCCGCGACGGTCTTCACTCTACTTATGGAAACGCCATCACAAAGGCGAATATCGAAGCATGGATGGTAGATAGTGGTGTTTCCCTTTCCTACCAGACTATCGCTAAAAAACTCAAGCAGTATAAGTCTGGTCGAGGAACTTACAATCTTGAAGTAACAAAAGAGACAGTCAAAGACCTGGAAGTATCTTACAATTCTCCTTCTGCTATTCCCTCTGTGGAACAAAACCTTATCCCTGAGAAAGATGATTCCTTCGTCAAGTTTGGTAACTTTGGTGATATTAAAAAGATTATTTCTTCCCGTTCATTTTATCCGACGTTCATTACGGGCCTTTCGGGTAACGGTAAAACGTTCTCTGTCGAACAGGCGTGCGCCCAACTGGGTCGTGAACTTATTCGGGTAAATATTACAATTGAGACGGATGAAGATGACTTGGTGGGTGGTTTTAGGCTTGTCGATGGGAATACTGCATGGCACAATGGTCCCGTTATTGAAGCACTCGAACGCGGAGCAGTTCTCCTTCTGGACGAGATCGACCTGGCATCCAACAAAATCCTCTGTCTTCAGTCCATTCTAGAAGGTAAGGGAGTCTTCCTCAAAAAGATCGGTAAGTGGGTTAAACCCGCTGCTGGATTCCAAGTTATTGCCACGGCCAACACAAAAGGTAAGGGATCTGACGATGGTCGGTTTATTGGTACCAACGTTCTCAATGAAGCGTTCCTGGAGCGTTTTCCTGTGACCTTCGAGCAAGAATATCCCACTGTTGCAATTGAAACCAAGATCCTCAATAAATTGTGTGGTGATGTGAACTTCTGCAAACGCCTTGCTGACTGGGCAGATATCATCCGCAAGACCTTCTATGATGG